ATATTAGTGTTTTATGCAATATTATAAATAAAATAAAAGTTTAATGGCTTTACTTCCTAATAAAATAATAAATTTTATAAACAGTAATATAAGTGTAACAAACAGTGTTTTAAATGAATTTGATGAACCCACATATTTGTCTTTTAGTTTTGATTTTGAAATAGGAAAAAGTATAGATGGGATAGATTTAGATCATTTACCGGAGGGACTTTTGTTACCGGAGGGAGATGAAAATTCTGCAATAGAATATTTAAAAAGAATAGGATATTCGGATAGGGCAACTAATATAAAATCTTTTATAAATTTATTGGAAAAACTTCAAAACAAATTTTATTGGAGTTTAGAAAGTATTTCCGGTTTAGATGCTATTTTTTCTTCTAAATTAGATGAAGGAAGTGTGATAAGATTAAAAGAAAAACCGTTGACTTTAAAATTCAGAGAAACTTTGGATTTAAAAATATATGCAATGTTTGATTTATTGAAAAAGTCAACTTATGATTACATGTTTATGAGACAAATACTTCCGGATATTATGCGATATTTTACGTTTAGAATTTACATATATGAAGTCAGATTATTTCATAAACCAAGAAACGCCGGAAAAAGAGGGGATGTTGATTTCGATAAGTTGGGTGCTATGGACAAACCATATAATTTTGAACAAAAATTAAAACAGGATGTTTCAGATGTGGAGAATTTTATAAAAGAAATAAATTCCGGACAAAAACAAAAGGAATTAGAAGAAAAATGGAATAAACTATATAATGGGGTTGGATCAACTTTAAGAAAAAGCACCGGTTATTTTTTAACTGTTTTAAACGATTCTATAAGTGTTATAGAATTGGTTTTTAAGAATTGTGAATTTGATTTACAAAGTATAAAGTTTTCACCGTTTGAGGAATTGTCTGTTTCTGCAAAACATGAGCCGGCAAATTTTTCAATAAATATAAACCCGGGATATTTAATTGAAATAGGATATTATCCTATTATTATAAAAGCAATAAATGATGCGGTTAAAAGTGAAAAAGATGTAAAAAATTTAACATATAGAAATTTTAACCAGGAACTATTAAATAAAGTTGATTTTTATTCAAAAGAAAAAGATTATATAAACAAAGGAGAAAAAAATTTTAATGTTCTAATAGAAGCATTGTTAGGAGAAGATGCAACAAAAGATTTTTATGTTAAAGAAAAGATTTATGAAGAACTTCATCATTTAGGGGATGCGGATGATATTGTTAAACGGAAACTTCAGGATGCACTTTCCGGTGCTTTATATGATTATATAAAGGCAAATATAAGAAATGAAGTGAGTGCTGCGGTTGGCGGAGTATATCTCGGTAATGCCAATAAAGTTTCTATAGCTGATATTAAAAATTTATTAACCAGTCGTCCAGAGTCAGTAATAGGTCAATTGTCAAATGTTTTATCAAAGGCAACTAGTCAATCTGTTGCTAATCTTTTTATAGCAAAATTAATAGAATCGCTTCCGCCGTTTTCATCTAAAATTGGAAATAAACCATTTAATATTTAATAATAAATTATAAATAAAATAAAAAATGTCAAGAGAAGAACTTATATTATACATTAAAGATTCTTTAAGGGCTGTTAATTCTCTTCCATACTCTATATCTGATGAAGAAATAAATCGTATAATAGATTTGTCAAAGAGATTTTTTTATTTGCATTATTTGGAAGCCACTGAACCACATTTTTATGTTATAAGAAAAGATGTTTTTTTGACACAAGCTTTTTCTAAAACAAGAAGCGTTATATTACCGGAATGTGTTGTCGCTATTAACGAAGTTAGGGAAATAAATTCCAGTTCTTCTATATTTGGGATAAGGGATAAAGATATAACAGATGAAAGATTTATAGCATCAGAACTTTATGCTCCGCAATTAACCGGAGATGGTTTTTTATTGATGACTGTAAGAATGTCTTTTTGGGATCTGGCGAAAGTTTTTTTGTTAGATACTGTAGCGTTTGATTTTAATTCAAACACAAGAAAACTAACATTTGTTGGAAGAAACCCGAAAAAAGATGTATGGATAAAAGCATTCATTAAAATACCGGAAGAAAAACTTTTTGAAGATTATTATTTCCTATCATATTGTATTGCCGAAGCCAAGATTAGTTTGGCCAATGTATTATCTTTGATAAAATATAAAGTTCCGGGTGGTATAGAAATTAATGCTGAAAATATGTATTCTGACGCAAAGGACGAAAAGGAAAAAATAATAGAAGCCATAACGGATAAATGGTCACCCCCGGATTTTATGATTCTTTCACATGATTAATCTGGTTTTATTAATTTTTAAACGTTTTTATTAATAAATTATTGGTTATTAAATAAAATAAATAAAATAAATTAAATAAACAAAATGGATAAAAAAATAATATTCGTTCCATATTTGGTTGAAGATGAAAATATAAAGGTGGGAATTCATGTAACCAAAAACAAAGAAAATAAAATAATAAAAAAGTTTATTTGTATTGATTTTTATGATTTAGATTTTACGGGAGAAAAAACAATAAAACATTTTTTTGAAAAAAACATTGAATCAAGATATTATAGTTCAAACATAGATATTAAAAATCTTTTTTTAGAGGATATTGTTATAAATGAAAATGAATATCTATTTTTATATTTTTATGAAATGGAAAAAGATAATGTTTTAAACTATGATGATTCTTTTGAAAATATAAAAATAAGATTTGTTGATTTAAATAACGTTGAGGTGGATAAAGATATAATATATTTTTCTGTTTTTAATAAGTTTTTTTTAAAAGCAATAAAATAAAAAAATAAAATATGTTTAAAGATATCTATATTTTAAATGAAGATTTTTCAAATTTTGAATATGATAAAATTGAAGTTTCTAATGAAATAGATATAATAAAACAAAAGTTATATGTTTTATTAAACACATCCCCTGGAGAGGTTCTAAACGAAAATGATTTTGGTTCTAATTTGATAAATTATATAGGACAAATAAATGTTAATACGTCAGAAATAAATATTTACGTTAAAAATCAAATAAAAAAATACATACCAGAATCGTTAGATTATGATATAGTTGTTAATTCATATGAGGCGGAAATTAGCGGAGATTTAAGCGTTGTTTTAGATATAGTTATAGACGCCTCTAAATTCTTTGTTGTGTTCAGATAATCTGAATTTTTCTGGAATTCTTTCAGGGTACATTTCTAATAAAGAATCTTTGGCAAAATGTTTCCATGACTTTGCATTTGAAACGTTCCATTTACTTATATCCGATTCAAATCTTTTACATTCCTGAAACATATTATTAAAATTTTCTCCATTAAAAACATCCCATTTTTTTAAAATATTATTAAATCTATAACACCCTGAAAACATTCCATTAAAACTTTCTCCATTAGAAACATCCCAAGTATATAAATCAGAATTAAAAACATGACAATTAAAAAAAATATAATCAAAAAATTTACCATTTGAAACATCCCAACGGGAAACATCTCCCCTAAAATTGATTTTGTTATTAAAAACATAAGAAAAATCATCTATGTTAGAAACATAAATATTGTTTAAATCTACATTGTTCCCATGCTTAATAATTAAGTTAGAAACGATTTTTATTAAATCATGATTATCTTTTGGAATATATAAAAATTTATTTATTTTAAAATTATAGTTATCCTCTAATAGTTTTTTTATTTTTTCTATCCTTTTCACAGTTTTTTATTTTTTTTAATTTGTAACTGTGTTTTAAGCGACGGTAAATCCACCGCTACTGATTGTACCTGTCTTTAATATGGTAATTCTGTTTATAATCTTTGTCATGCCCCTTGCCGGTTCAATTCCTATATCAATTATTCCAAAAGATTGGTCTATTATTTCCGGAGTGTTGTTTGTAGTATCCATTATAACAGAATAATCAAAAATACCACCTGCATTTTTAACACGCTCCAGATAACTTTCCACTATGCTTTTAATTTCAAGACGATTGGTTGCATCATTAAAAGATCCAACATATCTGATTAAAATATCTTCAATATCATTTTCAATAGTAATAAGAACATCTCTTACATTAACATTATTAAAGGCACTTACTGTTTTCTGGTATGCGGTCTTATTTCCGAAAATAACGAATCCAAAATTCTTTAAGAAAATTATTGGATTTATACCCATAGTTTCCAAATTTTCTCTGTCGTGTAACGTGAAGGCATATTCCAGTCCAACAAGTTTTGGATTACTCAAAGTTCCAGTCTTTATGCCCATTACCAAAGCATAAGGATTTCCGGAAAGGAATTTTCTTATAAAGTTATTTGAAACATCGGCTGCCGGCGGTACAAAAACGTTTACGTTATTATCTCTATAAATCAGGAAAGGAGAGTATATCCCAATGTGTTTTGCACCGTTTTCTTCATCAGGTAGCGTAAATCTGAAACTAGGTCCAGCCGATAAGTTTCCACCATCTTTAATATAATCAGTGTTTAACAGCGGAGTTGGATTTCCGGACATTGGGTCAGGAATTTCTGTAAATAGCGGATCAGCGGATTTCATAAAATTATTAATCGAAGGTGCGTTTAATATTGCCAAACATTTGCCCTTTGATTTTGCCAATCTTCCTAAAATAGTCTTTGCGCCCATCATTGGAGCAATATTTGTATCAAAAGTATCCACTATATACCTGAAATCAATTATGTTTTTATCCAACAACGTTTCTCCTATTTTAGTATTTTCAATAACTCCTAAAATTTTTTCAAGTTGAGAATTTGTTCCATCTGGTAAATGATACGGTTTAATTTTAAATCCATCAAAAAATTCAAAATTTAACGTCTTTACAAACTTGTTAATAGGTTTATACACCTCTACTTCGTTTGAAGCTGTGGTATAAACACCATCTACTGTTTCAATTTCATATTCCGTTAAACCGGTGAAAGGATTAATTTTCTTTATTTTAGATATTACTCTGGTAAGTTTAGGATTTAATGAATCATTGTTTCTTATAAAATATCCGACTTCAATTTTTGATGCATTAGAAGATGTTATTTTGAATTTAGTTTTTGAAGCATTCATGGAACCACTTATAAACGGAACAACATTTAAAACATTATCTCCAAATTTCGGATATATTAAAATTGGAAAAGTAGATAATGATCCTGTTGAATCATAGAATTGACCAAAATTTTTAAAATTGGTTGGAGTCGTTATGTTTGTTAAATTGGTATCTTCATATTCATATATTCTATAACCATCTAGACCATAATAAACATAAGATGAACTATCAATAACATAGTTAATCTTTTGATATTTTAGATATTTTTTATCTCCGGATGATGAAGTATAAACAACATCTCCATCATTTAATATCTTATTTTTGACATCTTTAAAAAGTTTTGAACCCGGATAAACTTCCATCCAATTGATAGATAATGCGTTATCTTCTATTCCCAAATATGGTTCAAAAATTATTCTGATTAAACCAGAAATATTGTGTATAAAAGGAACCAAATCTTGTTTTGTAACATCCCATCGATATATTTCTATATCGTTTAGGTTTATTAAACCATTTGCAACGGCAGATTGTAATTCTGCTAAACTTGTTTTACAATATTTTACAGCAAAAGTTGGATATCCAGTGCTTAAACCGGATGTTTTAATTACTATAGAAGTTGGACTCGCTGAAGCAACTTCAAAATATTCACTGTATCCCGGTGCTTTTATATAAATAATATCACCAAGGTTCGGAATTATGGACAGAGAAGAAAAGTTTAACGTAGTATTAGATGGTATAAGGGTAACCTTGTCCGGTATTTTACTTTCTCCGGAAACAGTTGGTGATAGAATTTTTTCAGGGGTTTCTAAAATAATATTTAATCCGTTTGAATTTTCAAAAACTTCTTTTACTTTCACATAATCTTTTTTATCAAAACCGGCAGAAGAATTTCCAAAAAGTGTTTGAATTAGAGAATAATCTTTTAAATTATCTTTTATAAAATTATAATCGTTGACAGTAAATCCTGTTGCCGTGGCCGGTGGTTTTGGAATTGTTAAGACATTGTAGAAATAACCTGAATTTCCCCCTAACGAAAGAGGTGTTATATAAAAATCCGTCGGATTGTTGGGGGTATAAACAGTTGCCTGCGAATTTAAAACATTGGTTGGTGAACTTATATCATAAATCTCTACAAAAGGATATCCTATAAAATTGTTTAAAGGAGATACATAACTTAACATGTTTATAGTATCTTTAGTGGTTCCAATAAATCCATGACCTATTAAATCCAACTTTTTAATACTATTGGCATAATCATCAAAAGCATTTTCATTTATTGCACAGAATATTCCAGTTTGTGCAAAAAAGTTATTCAAAATCCTTTGAATATACAATAAGTTTCCTTCTTTATCAGTAAAATTAGGAATTATTGAACCTACGAATCTTCCTTTTAAAATAACATTTTCATTGTTCAAAAATTTTTCCAGTTGGTCCATTTTTAAACCAGATGGTAAGAAATACTTAGAAAATTCTACATCTTTTGACAAATTATCATAATTAGTCCAATCTCCTTCTATAACAATGACTTCTACAAAATAATCTTCTATAAAATCTCCAGGATTCATGAAATCCGGAACATTGTTTAAACCAAACCATTCTGAAGCGGTTATGGCAAATCCGGAAGGCGGAACATCCGGTTTTTTAACTATAACGGAAACAGGTGTTTGTGAAAGATTAACAAGATTAAATAAACTTCCTTTATTAATTCCATTGAAATTTGTTATGGCAATAAAATTTTTGGTATCGGGGAACCAGAATTTTTCTTTATTATAAAAAGAAGTTATTAGTTCTCTTTTTTTCAAATAGTTTTCTTCGTTTACAGCAACGGAATAAGATTTATATTGAACTGCATCACCTCCCAAATGAATTGGCATATTATTAAAAGGCATTAAATTAAGAGCAAAAACGGGACCGGTTTGAAGACAAGTTTCTATTGCCCTGTGAAAATAACTTCCATTCTTTTCCAAAGATTTATCAATATCTCCGAATATTTTCTTAGCGGCAGAAACATTTGACAAAAATACAGGTGTATTAAAAACACCCTTTTTTGAAAATCCAACGATTAATCTAACTATATCAGAATTTACAACAATTCTTTCAGAAGCATCAAATTCAACAGTATAGACGCCGCTTGCTTTAAACTTATTTAAATCCAAAACTAATTTTGCCATATAGTGTTTTTTGTTTTATTTATATTTTTTGTTTTATCTTTTTTTATTATTAAATTATCAAAATAACATTCCTTCAAAAATTTTGCTAATTAGAGTTATATGACATATATATTTAATTAGTGACACTCCTTCAAATATTCTTCCTTGTTTTGCATTAAAACATCGAAAAAATCTTTTACGTTTTTAAAAGGTTCTTTTGACAAAATATTAATTATGTAATCAATTTCCTGAACATAAAGTGGTTCATTCTTTGAAATAATTTTATAAACGATATAAACTTTTTCATATGGTAAATTTTCTATTATTTTTAAAACATCATCTTTAAACTTTTGTGTTATCTCATACTTTTCATTATTTGTAATTTCTGTTTGATTTTTTTCCATTTTTTTTGTTTCCATATTCATTTATGTTTTTTTTATTTATTTAAAAGTTTATCAATCATTTCTTCATCAACTATAAGAAAATTTATATCATTTGACTTGGCAAAATTCTTTGCAGCATCAATTTTAGATGCATTTTTTAAAAAAACTTCCAATTCTTCGTTATATTTTTTTATGTTTTTGGTTTTTTGCGGCATCATAATTTCTTTTTTATATTTTACCTCAATTATAGTTGGTAATATTTTATCTTCATTTAAAAATTCAACATAAAAATCTATAACATATCTATGTTTCTTTCTATCATAAATTGAAAAATATTCTATATCAAACGGCTCATAACACCATTTGTGAACTTTATCACTTAAATCACAAAAAACAATGAACTTTTTTTCTAATAAAGACCTATAAGCAACAACAGATTCTTTGTTTATATATTTATCTTTGTTGATAATATTATAATATCCCTGATATGCAGACTTATATTTTCCCCTATTGCCACTTAAAGTGTTTCTGAAATTATTTATATCAAACACCATTTTATTATGTTTTTATTTATTGATTATTAAAAATTTTTCAATTACCATTTCATTGCTTATCTTTTTAGTTCCACTAAAAACTATATCACCAATGGTCTTTTTTCCGGAAATAGAAATAAAACAACAATACTCTCTTTCTTTGTTCTTAAAAACTAATACAAATTCATTATTAATATTGCTTATTATAAATCCTTTTGTTATTAATAAATCATAGGATAAACTTTTTAAATAATCAAAATCCAATTTACTTTTATTGGTTATCATTTTAAATATATTAGAGTTTATTAAAAACCTTTTATTTTCTAAACTTTTATCATCAAAAACTACAAAAACAAGATTTTTGTATTTTGACCAATATATTTCTTTTATTTTGACAGATTTATGAGTAAAATCCTTATAAATTATGTTATCAGAAAGTTTTGATGTTTTATATTTATATTTGTTATCCATTTTTTATGTTTATTTTTTTTTTATTTTGAAAATGTAAAATATTTTAATCTGTTTAAAAAAGCTTTTCCCCATTTTTCGTTTTTTGAGTATATTCCTATAAGCTGTAGTTTTATCGCATTAAACAATTTTTCCTGATCTAATGAATTTAAATAATCAATGCCGTATGTTCTTCCGGATGCGTTTTGTATTATTTTTTTCGCACCAGCAACACCAAAGTGAACGGCCGTCTGATATATCAGATTTGCAACACTTTGGTTTTTTATTTCTGTAAGTTGCATGGCATCCCAATAATTCTTTTTGTAAATATCCAAAGCAACATCGTAAGATAAATTAATCATATCTTCTTTTGTAATATCTCTTTTCAAATAATTTTTAAGAGTCGGTGCAGATATTCCATATTTAGTCCCTATAAGTTTTCCAACGCCCACTTTACCAGAATCCCAGTTGCCAGAATCATTATACATGTCCTGGTACCCTCCTTCTATCTTTTTTACAATATTTTGAGCCGTTTTAAAGTCTGCCATATTTTTTATAACTATTTTATTTATATTATTAAATAATTTATTTTTTTTTTTTACATATAAAAAAAATTATAAATAAAAAAAATATTTTATAATGTCTCAATTAATTATTCTTGATAGAGAATCTGTATTAATAGATGAAAGAGGTAAAGTATCTTCTCATATTGCAGAAAATTTAAAATCAGATATAATAAACGGTGGACATCTTATTGTAGAAAACACCGGTGGTTATTATGATGTAAAAATAGAAAATACAGCATTTAAAGTAAACGGTAAAAATTATTTTTTTAATGAACAATTTTTAAATATTTGGGATATAATAACAAATGCTATAAGCGGAGATTCGTTTTATGATTCATTAGATGCAACTGGAAAAGGATTTTTAATATCTGTTTATGCTAAGATAGAAAATTCTAGTGGTCCTGAAAACATAATAATAGATTATATTATTTCAAAAATAGGTAATTTACGGGGAGATGACCCAAATCCGCCGGTTCAATTAAACATATTTGATACATTAATTACCGGAAATTTACACAGAAATATAAACATTAATGAAATTTATAACAGTTGTTTAATTGGGTTTATAATCGCGGAATATGTTGGTGGATATCCTTTTAATCCACTTCCACAAAATTTTATGTATAAAGTATTATCTGTTTCTGATATAAAAGAAGATTTTTTGATAACAAAAACAAGAACGGATTTTTTTGCAAGTATAGAAAACATTAAAGAAATTTTTGAAACTTTAAAAAAACATTCTTTGAATTTAATAAATTCAAATATAAAAAACAAATATTCAAATAGCTATCTTTTTTTAACACCGGGGATTAAAATGTATTTTTCAGATGTATCTGATAAAATATTTGAAGCAATAGTCAATGAAAAAACATATTTTGATGGAACAGATATATTTAATCTGTTATCTTCTGATGTCGCAAGTTATGTAGAAACGGATATAAAAATATTCAGGGGGGCTGGCACTTCATCTTCATCGCCATCTTTTTCTCTAAAAGAAACATCAACGATTCATGCCGTTGTAGATTTATCTACAACGGGTTTAGTAGGAGAATTAAACAATTCTTTAAAGCCATATTCAGATTTCACAAGTTTAATAACGGATTTACAAAATTATTTTTTAACATTAACTGGAAAAGATTATTTTAAAATCACTATAAAAATTTTAGATTTACCATCACTTCCAACATCAGTTCAGATACCTTTGGATGAAATAATAAAAACAACAGATGGTGTGGTAAATAATTTGTTTTTATATCTTGATTTTAACAATCAACAAAATAAAAAAATATTTTTACTAAATGATGTAGAGAAAGAACCGGGATATTTTCCGGAAAATAAAAGAATAATTATTGAAAATTTAAATAATTCAACAATGACTCTCAATATTACTGATAACATAGATACCAATGGAATAATATCGGCATCAATATACAAAAACATAATTTTTAATAAATGTTATAAATTAAAACACGAGATTATGGGTTCAAGCACATATTCGTCAACCGGGGCAGATCGTGTTTATAATATCGATTATTCTATAGAAGATTGCTATGATTTCTTTTTAGTTTATATTAATGGAACGTCCAGTGATGGTATTATTATATATTATGATATGCAGATAAATGTAAAAAACTCGTCATTTAATTCAATTTTAAAAGAAAGATTTCTAACAAATAAAAATAATATTTCATCATATAATATTTCTTGCAATTTTGTTAATTCAAAAATAACTTCTTCTCTTAGAATAAACGGCACAAATAACATTATTGGGGGTAGATTTATAAATGTTAATTTTTATAATTGCGAAGATTCTTTGTTTACTTTATTTAGGGAAACCAGTGATCCGATATCTGAATTTATAGATTATGTTGTTAATTCATATAATAGCGAAGTTACATTAGGAAATACTTCTAGTAATTTTGATTTTTTTCCGACTAAAATGGTATCAAATAATTCAAATTGTAAATTATATTATAAATCAAATTTTCAAAGTTGTTATAATATAGAATTAATTAACTCACATCTGAAAATAATTAATAAAAATTTACCATCTAGTGGTGAAAGTGATTTATATATAGGCACGTTATATTCAAATAATTCAAAAATAGATGTTGAAAACGGTTTTAGTTATGCTTTTTATGATATTATAAGATTAGAAACCACATATATGGAATTAAAAAACTCAACTTTAAATTTAAAAAATATTTTAAATTTTTATCTATTACCGTTTATACCGGACATAATGTCAGATTTGTCCAATTTTTTACATTTTGATAGTTCGGCATCAAGATTTATAGTTGGTTTAGATATTATGAATTCAAATATAAATTATGATTATAGAGGAACTGGAAATGTTTTTGAAGTTATGACTAACGGATTAACAACACCAAACGTTTCCATTAACTTTGTTGATAGAGAGTTGTTAACAAACATTTATTTTATAAATTCAAATTTTAAAATAACAACCCCGCCTCAAAACAATAAACTCTTTTATTATGATTTAACGGATTTTAATTCTTATAATCAATATATTTTTAAATTATTTGAAAATTCTGTTATAGATATTAAAAACGAAGATGTTTCTTTTCAATATGATTTTATTGATTTTTCAGATACCGTTGTTTTAAATCCAAATAAATTTGATATATTTACATCTAATATTATAACAAATCTAAACACGGAAAACATTTTTAATCTATCAGAGAACAAAATATCATTACGAGGAGAATCTAATCATTTTATAAACTCAGTATCGGCAGATAAAAATCTACACATTGATGCTAAATATTATGTTGTTACAAATACAACCGGTATTGTAAATTTACAACTCCCTAATAGTTTATTAAGATTTGGAAAAGAATACATAATATTTAATAATGGTTCTTTTAATGTTTTGGTAAAAGATGGTGTCAATGTAATAGCAACAATACTTCCTTCCGAAACCGCAAAAATAATTTATTTAGGCACAATGGGATGGAAAGAAATAAACTAAAAAATAATTAAACGACTTTTATAACAATAACATCTTTTGTTTTATTTTCATGATAATCAGTAAGTTCTAATTCCAGAGTATATTCTCCATTTTGATTAAAAAAGAATATAAAAAACTTTTTAATAGATTCTGCCAATAAAACGTAATTTGAATCATATAATCTCCAATTAAAGATTTTAATACCATGAAATTTTCTTTTTTCACAACTGAAAAATGATCTGGTAAAAGATTTTAAAACAAAATTATTAACCATTGGTTCAATAAAAGATATTTTAAAATCACCGCTTATTGAATTTAAATATGGAACTTTATTGTTTTCATATACGTCATTTAAAGTGGGATAAAATTTTGAATCGTATTGTTTGTAAACCTTAGATGCATCCCCCGGATACCACCCCAGATTACCCAAGGGAGAAATACCAAATTCTCTATATGAATCCATATATGGGTTCCATTTTAAATAAACATTTTCTTGTCCATAATATGAATTTTGAACCAATACATCATAATAATTAAATCTTGGATGTGTGTGGCTTTTATTATTCTCAATCAGATCCAAAACAACAGATCCGGTTGTGCTTAATTCTCCTAAACCCAATTGTCCTAAGTTTTTTGAAACAGCAATTATTTTTGTAGGATTTATAGGATCATCCGGAAAATAATTAAATAAACTCAATTTATTGTTTTGTATTGAATTTAAAGAATTTATGTTATTTAAAATGTCTGCCGGAACAGTTCCGGATCCGATAAACACATAAGGAACATCATTATCAAATTTTAAAGTATCTCCGTTTGAAAAGTTTAAAACATGAAATCCGCAGACAACATCCTGCTTAAAAACGAAACCGTCCATAGATGTTTTACTCAAATCTTCTATGCTTCCTTCAAGAGTATCTATATCTGATATGTCTTTAAAAAGAAGATATCTTTTCCTGAACTCTTTTAAATCAAATGGTATTTTATAAACATCAAATTCACATGAAACGTTATATATATCGTTGTCTCTGTTATTAACTTTAAAATAAGTGTTTCCGTTAAATTCATAAATTTTTTCTATTTTTAAACAAGTATCGGATTTAACAGATGGGAAAGAAATATAATAATCATAAAGATCTCCATCATTAAAATAATTGTTTAAATCTAAAATTATGTTTGTTGTGTTTGGTCCGCTCTGATATATATCTACTATTTTTGTATTAAACAAATTATAATCAAATTCTAATTTAGCAGAAGAAGACAAAAACGAATAATCTCCTGACCATTCATTAACTTTTATTTCAATATTAGAACCAACTTTTTTAATACTTAAAACATGTGCTATAAAATGATAATTAGAATCGTTTAATTCAAGAACGGAAAAACCGAGTGGTAAGTTTAATAAAATATTCTCTAACAACGATGAAACGTTATATATTATTATTTTATCATTAGAAACAAAATTAAATTGATCAGTTCCGATACCTTTGTTTAAAGATAATCTTTTATGTATATCCACAAAAGAATTTTTTTTCATTCCTATGTTATTAAAATAAGAAACCGGTAAATTAAAATAAGCCCCAATAGATTTATTATTAATTCCATAAATTGTTTTATTATTCCCAATTAAAAAAGAATATTTATGTTTATCTTCTCTTCCAACAAATCTTAAATAATCAGATATATTAAATCCTTTTATATAAGAATCACTATAAATTTGATTTCCACTTAAAACAACAGTGTTTTCTAGACTTGAATAAACTTTAAAAAACGAATTAAAGTTGGCCGGCATATTAGATGTAATTATTTCTAAATTAACATCACTATCAAAAGATACAGAATACGTTCCAAATCCACCGGCATCTGTGGGATTCGGAAATGGCAAACTAACATATGTGTTCGGATTAAAATAAACATCAACTACCTCTACTGTGACGGCTAATTTAAAACTAGCACTTGTGTTTCCGGATGGATTAATACAAGATGGTTCATTTGGATAAGGTCTAAATTCGTATTGTGGATTAGGACAAATAAATTCCATTTCAAAAAAATCATCGTACCAATCGTTTATAGACGGTATTGATGTGGTGTTAGTGATTAACCCCATATCAATATAAAGATAATTATTGTTCAAGGTATCAGTTTGTATTGTCCCATTTCCTGTAAAAACACCTGTGGCAATTTGCCCAGTTTTACTTCCAATTATTTTATACATTAAATCTTTTGAAGAAGATAAAACGTTTGCGGCGGAAACAGATGTTACAAACGTTTGATTAATTTTATCATAAATATATTTTCTTGGAAAATTTGTTAAATATACAATGTTTATTCTAGTTCTATAAACAGGATAAATTAAAATAGGATACGGGTTAAAATAATTTATTTTATTTAAAAAAGGATTGAAAAACCCAATGTTTGGAACAGGGTTTGTGAAATCTTTATTATATGTATCATTAATAATAGGGTGAGGAATGATTACATAAATATCTTTTATTTTATACTTATAATTAACAGAAACAATCTCTGATGGTATGTAATCCGATTCCGGATATGTACTCCAAAACCAAATAACATCTCCAACTTTTAATTCTGGTCTTATTAAATCAGAACTTTTAAATGCTATAAAATTTGAATTTATATCAAATTTTTCTATTTCTCCTATAATTTTGTTTTCTCTGTAAACGTTTAAACATTCAAAAGAAATATAATCCTTTAAATATTTTTGATTATAATCATGATAAAATGAAGCATCTAATTCATTTATTGATATGTTTTCAAAAGAATCTACGGTAGAATCCACCCATCTTGGATCCAAAATGTTCCCACATATTTTATCTATTTTAGTATCTTTCATTATATCAATAGAATCAAAAACATAAGCCGGTTTAATTCCCCTTACGTTTATTTTTGGAACTCTTGCTTCAAAAGCAGATTTTTTAATTTTGTTTATAGCGTTATTAGATGTATCATAACAAACAACCTCAACGTCATAAACATCTTCCAATGGAACATAAACATCATAATTTCTGTAGTTTAAAATATTCCCCCTGAATTTATGTTCCCACCCTCTGTTTCTTCCTTTTATTCTCCATTCAATCTCATAAAAATCACCTAAATCTATAGTATCAATAGTTGCATAAGTTGTCGTCATAAATCCCCCAATAACATAAACAGATGGTTCATAAGAATAACCACTACCGCCAGAATAAGTCAGCCCCACGACTTCACCACCAACAATATTAACAGAAGAAACAGTAGCTGTTATCGAAGGAGATCCTCCAACTATTAAAACAGTAGGTGGAGAAATATATCCTTTCCCCCCATCAACAATTGAAAGCGAAATAGAACCACCTGGTAAAACAGTTGCTTTTATTGTAGCAGGTCTGAATGTATAATCAAAAGAATCTATTCTTATATCCCCGATATCATCTAAATTTATTTTAGTATCTAAACGCAGTTTTAATAAAGATGAGGTTTCGTTTTTTTCATTGTCAACAGATAATAAATCTTCTATTTCTTTTTTTTCAGCACCATCAAAAAATCCTAAAATAAAATTATCAATATCATCTAAAACAACCGAGTTACTTGGATTATATGGTTCCGGTAAAATTAAAACTTCAGGTAAATATTTATATCCGGAACCGCCGCTTATCATAGTTATAGAAGCAATGGAAGAATTAAATAATGTAGCAGTAGCAATCGCCGGTGAAGAACAACCTCCGCCTATTATAAATATCTGTGGAGTTTCTAAATACCCAAATCCCCCATCTTTTAATATTACAGTGATTTGTCCGTTATTTAGAACAACATCAACTTTGGCTGGTTTAAAATATTCTATTTTAGAATAAAAAGATTTGTTTAAAATATAAGAATATGGATTGTTTATTATATCAATATTGTTGTTAGGATTAACTTTGAATATTGTGTTTTTAGTATTCCACGCGTTTAAATTATATCTTTCAAAATAAACGCCCTCTGCCGTTATATCAATTATTTTAGAACCAATTGGCATGAAATTATCCTGTAAATAATTCTTTAATCCGTATAATTTAATTAAAACCTCTTCAATTGAAAACGGGTTCAGATATTTTGTGTTAGGTAGTCCAAATTCATCTTCCGTTCCGATTTCTTCATTTATTTTATAAAACAAACCAAACAAAGAAGTTTTAACCAAATATCTTTTATCAAAGATGTTTTTCTTAAATTCTCTTATTCTGTCTAAATCTACCGGATATTTTTTATTATAAAATTTTGAATTGACATCTACATTTTTAAAATATTCTTTAATATACAGATTATTATATCCGAAAAATTTTAATATATTAAATAAAGATTTATAAGAACCAATATACGGAATTATATTGGAATGTTCTAAAATAAATTCTTTCCTTTTCTTGTTTAAAAGTTCATAATTTATGTTTTCTTCATTTATATCACTTTCTGAAAATAAAGCTTCAGTTTTTTTATCTATTTCAAAACCCAAATTTGTTAAAACGGTCTTAAATCTTTCATCTTCTTCCTCTGTTTCAAAAATCAATTCTGCTTCAAATATTTTATATTTTTTGTTATTTGATATGTTTTTTTCATAAAGATATATTTTTTGATAATATACACCTTCTTCTTTTT